ATCACACATGTTGGACTTGTAAACTCTACTATTTTACCCACAGATATTATCGTTAATTTCCATCCCTTTGCTGGAGTTGCCGCAACGGTAGACGTGCTTCAAGTTTCTATTGCAAATACATCGGTAACTGGAGTAGGAACAACATCACTAAATGCTGCTATTATTGATTCTCATTATACTTCCATTGCATCTACAAGTGCTCCAGTTGCAACCACTGTGGCAAAATATGATGCTACAGTTTTTAATGGTGGATATTATATTGCTGTTGTTGAAGATTTAACTAATGGTTGGCAACAAGTCTCTGAGTTAATGGTTGCAAATAATGAAGAGTTTAATAATATAACTGAGTTTGGTGAAATCATCACAGTTGTAACTCTTGGAGAGTTTGGAGTAAGGAGAAGTGGCGACCAGGTTCAGGTAACATTCGAACCAAATCCAGATGCACATATGCAGGTTAGAGTCTTCCAAAATGCGTTACGTTTGGTTGATCCATCAAACTTAACAACTAAAGTAGATTTAAACAATGCAACCATAGAAACTGGTAGTGGTGTTTATTTTGGTACAGAAAATGATATCAAAAGAGAATTTGAACTTACTCACAAATCTCTTCCGATTTTTAAAAAAGTTTTTAATCCATCTTCCGCTGGCATTGTAAGTTTTACTGATAATACGATTCGAATCTCACAAAACTTCTTTGTAACTGGAGAGGAAGTTGATTATGTAGCCGCAGATAAAAACGTTTTACCTCAACCTATTGGTATTGCCACTACTACAATATCTGGAATTGGTTTAACTGATAAGTTACCATCAACAGTTTATATCGTTAAAGTCGATGAGATCAATGTGCAAGTTGCTGCTAGTGCTACAGATGCATTAGCAGTTCCACCATCTGTTCTTACTCTTACATCTGTTGGCATTGGATCCATTCATAGATTTAATGCAAGAAAACAAAATACTAAAGGATTGATTTCCATTGACAACATGATTCAATCTCCAATTGCAGGGACATCTGTAACTACAAGTGTTGTCACAACTATTCAACCAACAACTGACAAAATTACTTTATCTGGCATAACTTCAATCTTTACAGGTGACATTATTAGAATTGATGATGAGATTATGAGAGTTTCAGCAGTTGGAATTGGAACAACTGGAACAACAAAAACGTTACTTGTTAACAGACCGTGGATGGGAACAGGTTTATCAACACACGTATCAAACTCGCTGGTTACTAAGTTAGTTGGTAACTACAATATTATTGGTAATCAAATTAATTTCATCGATGCTCCATATGGACTATCTCCAATTGGCACAACATCTTCTGGACCAAATAATGTTGATTGGTCTGGAATATCAACACATAGTACTTTCAGTGGACGTGTATTTACTAGAACATCTGAACCTAACAGCACTATAGAACCGTATTCATCTAACGTTATTTTTGATGATATTTCTGAAGATTTTAACGGAATCACAACCGCGTTCAGACTCAAATCAAATGGGTCTAATGTCACAGACGTTGCACAAGATAATGCGATTGTATTGATTAGAGACATATATCAAGGACCAAGAAGAGCAGATGGGACAGTTCGTATTCAAGGTGACTATGAACTAGTGGAAGGATCTGGTATTACAACCGCTATTTTTCAAGGAACAAACGTTGGATCAAACTATGATCTTAACACAAATAATATTCCTAGAGGAGGAAGAATTGTTTCTGTAGCTTCATCACAAAGTCGTGGTTATCAACCTCTTGTAAGTGCTGGAGCTACAGCGTCTGTTAATGGATTCGGGGCTATTTCTACTATTTCAATAGGAAATACAGGATCAGGTTATAGAGAACTTATACAGAAAGAAATCATTATCTCAGCGTATAATCCTGTAACTGGGACATCTTCAACCATTGGAGTTGCAACAGCGTTTGATGGACACATTGTTGGATATAGACTTGATTCTCCTGGGACAGCATATACAAGTTCCAATCTTCCTACCATTATTATTAATCCTCCATCTGGATATTCAAATATCCCTCTTGTATATTCACAAGATTATCCAAACAACTCTGGCATTGGAACTGGATTAGTGGTTGATCTTGTTGTTGGTGCAGGATCTACAGTTATTGACTTTAATATTGTAAACTATGGATTTGGATATAAACAAGGTGATATATTAACCCTCTCTAGGGTTGGAATAAGTAGCATTCCTCGTAATAGTAGTATTGGTCATATTGAGTTTACTTTGACTGTTGAAAAAACTTACAAAGATGAGTTTAATGGTTGGACTCTTGGAAACTTTTTACCAATAGATGATATTAGTCAATATTTTAATGGAAGTAGAACTGAGTTCCCAATTAATATTAATGGAGTAAGAACTTCTATTCGTGCGAGAAGAGGATCACTGATTGATATTCAAGCATGTCTTCTAGTCTTTATAAATGATGTCCTGCAAGTTCCTGGAGAAGGATATGTCTTTACTGGGGGATCAGTGATAAGATTTACTGAAGCACCAAAAGGCAGTGATTCTAGTATACCTTGGAATGGAGACACTGTTAAGATTGTATTCTACAGAGGTTCTAAAGATGTTGATGTTCAACTAATTGATATTTTAGAAACTATCAAACCAGGAGACACGGTTGAATTATATGATGAAGATCTTGTTTACAGTGAGAACTCTAGACTTGTAACTGATATTCTTTCAACAGATACTTTACGAACTAACGTCTATCCTGGACCTGGAGTTACAACAGATCTTTCATATGAGAGAGCTTTACAATGGTGTCAACAAACCGAGGATAAAATAATAAATGGTCAACCAGTTGCTAAAGATAGAGAAATCTATAAAGCTTTATTAAATCCATCTTCATCTATTATTCAAAATGTAAGTACTGGTGCAACAACGATATACGTTGAAAGTGTAAAGAGTTTCTTTGATAATGTTAAAGAAAATATAAGTGGAAAAACTTTAAACACGATTGAAATTATATCTCAAGATTCTGTTTGTGCTGCTGCAGCAACAGCGGTAGTTTCTGCTGCTGGAACTATTTCATCCATTGTATTAACAAACCCAGTCACAGGCATTGCAACAACAACTGCAGGCGGTTCTGGGTATCTATCAGCACCTGATGTCAGTATTGCACTTCCAATTGGAATAGGCACCACTGGTAGAGCAACTGCTATTGCAAACATCAGTAACGGTATGGTTACTAGTTTTACAATAACAACTCCTGGATTTGGATATACCTTTACAAATGTGCCTCAAGTGATGATATCTCAACCAGATGCTCATAAATCAGAGATTATTGCAAAAGGATATGGTGGAGATTTTGGTGTTATTGTTGGTATTGCCACCACAACAATAGTGGGATTAGCAACAACTGGAGTTAAAGGGTTAGTATTAAATCTTGATATCCCCAATGATTCGTTCTTGCGTGATCAAGGTTATGTTGGTGCTGCAATTACAGAAACTAGAATCGAAGTTGGAGACTATTTTACAATTAATAAATCTAACTTGGGGTTTGGGGTTACTTCACTTCGTTATTCTGATGGATCTGTAGTTAGTTATGCATCTACATTTTTTGATGGGATATATCAGGTTGCTAATGTTTCATATGGTTCATCTTTAGCAGGAACTTTGATTGAAGAGACTAGATATGTAACAATTGACCCAGAAATATTTGACGGTCCTGTTGTTGTGGGTCCAAATGACCCAGATGGAACTTTAATCACTGGAAATCCATATACATTTTCTATCACAGAAACAATTGATAGTCCTGTAAAAGTGGAATCCTCCTCAATAGCTAGAATTTTGAGTGGAGTAACTTTAACTATTGATGATATTTCAAGAACTTCACTCATTGTTGAAGCAACAGGAAGAGCTATAGTTGGTGATAGTGTTCCATCAAGAATAACAGTTAGAGTTCAAGATTATAATGGACTTCAAAGTCAATATCATCCAGGAAGTTATAAGGGTAGATATTATGGTGATTATAGTTGGGGCAAAATTTTTATACCGACGAGACTCTCTACTAGAAACTTTATTGGTTATTCTACTGCAGGATATGTTGGAATTTCCACCTCTCCGTTAATAAGAAGAAAGAATCCATTAAAGACACTTAACTATCTTTCATAAATAAGTAAAAAACCAGTAAAATGGCAGCTATTATAACTGATCAACTGAGAGTTTTAAATGCAAAGAACTTTGTTTCTTTGGCAACTTCAGATAAAAACTCATATTATTCCTTTATAGGTTTACCAGACGCACCTAATATTTCCTCTAGTTGGGATGCAAATCCTCCAGCTCCAAAAGATAATTTTGATCAAGAAAGTTCATACTGGAACACTATGATTGCTTTGAAAAAAATTGTTCCAGATGATGTAAAACAAGTTATAAGAAAAATTACTTGGACCTCTGGCACTACTTATGACATGTATCGTCATGATATTACTAGGGATAATCCGTCAAAACCATCACAAGCATTGAGTATTTACTCAGCAAATTATTACGTTGTTAATAAAGATTTTAGAGTTTATATTTGCCTTCAAAATGGAACAAATCCAGAAAATCCAAATGGAAGTCCATCCATAGATCAACCAACTTTTACTGATTTAGAACCAAGATCTGCTGGAACAAGTGGCGATGGATATGTTTGGAAGTATCTTTATACTATATCACCAAGTGATATTGTTAAATTTGATACTATTAACTTTATGCCTGTTCCAAAAAATTGGGATACAGAAACATCTACAGATGCTTGTGGTAATAATGTAGCATCTGTAAGACAAAATGCAGCAACCAGTGGACAGTTAAAAATTTGTACGATTCAAAATCGTGGTTCTGGTATTGGAACTGCTAATAGAACTTATACAAAAGTTCCTATTCGCGGTGATGGAACTGGCGCAGAATGCACTATCGTTGTAAATAATGATTCTAAAATTGGATCGATTACTATTTCAAATGGTGGATCTGGATACAGTTATGGAACTGTAGACGTTATTGCTGGAGGTCTTCCGACAGGAATAACTGCTCCTGTTTTTGATGTTATTATTCCACCACAGGGTGGTCATGGCGCAGATATCTATAGAGAACTTGGTGCTTTTAGAGTTCTTGTATACTCAAGAATAGAAAATGATAATGAAGATCCTGACTTTATTGTTGGAAATCAAGTTGCAAGAGTTGGTTTGATTGAAAATCCAAAGGCATATGGGACTAATACAAATCTAACTAAATCAAAAGCAAGTGCGGTTGGTGCCATTAAACTAGTGGGTGCTGGATATAGCACAGCGGTTTTTACCGCTGATTCTATCATTTATCAAACAGTTGGAACAGGGCAAACTGCAGTTGGAAAAGTGATTTCATATAATCAAACAACTGGAGTTCTTAAGTATTGGCAAGACAGAACTCTCGCTGGATTTAGTACTAGTACCACTAAACTACTTGAGTTTACAAAGAATACATCTCCTACCTATGGATTTGATTTAAAGTCTTTTACAGCGACTCCTTCGGGTGGGGGATCAGTTAATATTGTTGGTACAAATGCAATTTTAGCAATACACACAGCGTTTACAGGTTCCACCACTACAATAAATAGTAGAGCATATAGTTTAGGTCAACAGTTCACTAGTGGTTTAGCAAATCCAGAAGTTGCAAAACATACTGGTAACATACTTTATGTCGATCATAGACCTCCGATTACAAGATCTCAAAATCAACGAGAAGACATAAAAATAGTATTACAATTCTAACAGATTATGCCACAAGAACTCAATCTCAACGTATCACCATATTTTGACGATTTTGATAAAGATAAAGATTATTACAAAGTTCTATTTAAACCTGGATATCCTGTCCAGGCAAGAGAACTGACTGGACTGCAATCCATTCTTCAAAATCAAATTGAACAGTTTGGAAACCATCTTTTTAAAGAAGGATCAGTTGTAATACCTGGTCAGACTACTTATATTGATAACTATTACGCTGTAGAAATTCAATCGGAATATCTTGGTATTAACATTCTTGCATATTTAAACTCTATTGTTGGAAAAACAATAAGAGGGGAAAACACCGGTGTTCGAGCATATGTTGTTGGAGTGCTAAACAACACTGAATCAGAAAGAGGAAATAATACTTTATATGTTAACTTTTTAGATTCTGATTATTTAACTGGATCTTATCAATCATTTGCTGATGATGAAGTATTAATATTAGAGGAAGGATTATTTGGATCTAATCAAATTGACTCTACTAAAAGTGTTGTTGTTCAACCTGAATCTGGATTTGCTGTAACAATCCCACTTAACTGTAACTCTATTGGATCAGCAGTGTTTTTAAATGAAGGAGTTTATTTTTTAAGAGGATATTTTATTGCAGTTAAATCTCAAACTCTAATATTAGATCAATATTCAAACAATCCGAGTTACAGAGTTGGTCTGCGTATTACAGAGGAAACTATTAACGCAGATGATGACGCAACTATTGTTGATAACGCACAAGGATTTTCTAACTATGCTGCACCTGGTGCAGATAGACTTAAAATAACAACAGATCTTGTAAAAATCCCCATCGATCAATATGATGTAGAAGAGTTTGTTCAACTATTAGAAATAAGAAATGGTATTTTAAGAACCTCTACTCAAGATCCACAATATAACATTCTTCAAGATTCTTTAGCAAAAAGAACATATGAAGAATCAGGTGATTATTATATTACTCAACCATCAGTTGTTCCTAAAGAATCTCTTAACGATTTAAAGGGAAATGGTGGAGTTTTTCTGCAAAATGAACTAACGTATAATAATAATGCCCCATCTGAAGATCTAGGAACATATCAAGTTTCCCCATTAAAAGCAGTTGTAAAAGGATATCCTGTAGAAACAATAAGTCCAACGTATATTGATTTTCCTAAAACAAGAACTACAAGATCTTTAGAAAATCAAGGTATTAACTATGTAACAGGTCCAACATATACATTAAATAATGTTTATGGGTCGCCAACTATTGGTGTTAATACTAACTTTACTGTTCATTTGATGGACACTCGTCGTTCAGGAATCTCATCCACCGGAAAAGAAATTGGATT